TCTTATGCTTGGTGGTGGCAACACTGGTTCGTATGCACTATCCAAGTCTAAGACAGACCTGTTCCTCCGTGCCTTAGAAAGTTACATCCAAGCTATCGTCGATGTCTTAAATAAACAGCTTGTCGAGAGACTTTGGGAGTTGAACGGTCTGAACTATGATCTAATGCCAACAGTAGTTGCTGGTGATGTTGCTCCACACGACCTACGTGAGATCGCAGCATTCCTACGCAACCTAAATGGTGCTAATATTGATGTGTCGTCCCACCCAGAGGTTATCCAAGACCTTATGGATATTGCTGAACTAAGATACGACCAAGAAGTAACAACTGAACAGGAAACAGAATAATGGCTAGTCTAGCAGACAGAGTGTTTGACAATGGCCTTTCGGTGCTAGACACAGAGGCTAATGCTATCCACATTACATCACAGGAAGCTACAACATACGCAGAGGCAACCTCTACTTATACTTTAGGTAACTCTACAACACTTTCCATTGGCGCACCTGCTGATCGTACTGGTGGTGGTCGTGAGGTAACTGTAGCAGCTTTATCTGATGGTTCAGTTACTGGTACTGGTACAGCAACACACTTTGCTATTGTCGATACCGTTAATTCACGACTGTTAGCAACTAATACTCTTAACGCATCGCAGTCCGTAACATCTGGCAATACTTTCTCACTAGGGTCATTCTCTATCGGTATTCCTGATCCTGCATAAGAGGTGACTCATGGTCAATCTATTAAATAGGGCCAAGGTGTCAACCAGTACGACTGGTACAGGAACAATAACACTAGGTGCTGCTGAGACAGGCTACCAGACATTCTCTGATGCAGGTGCTTCTGTAGGGGACACTGTAAGTTACGTCATTGAGGATGGTGATAACTGGGAGCTAGGTACAGGAACTATTGGCACTACTGGCGGTTTAAGCTCTAGCCTGTTTAATGTTTATGGTAACAATACTAGTTGGGTACAGAGAACTGTAGATTTATCAGATTATGTTGGTGAAACAGTACGACTTGTCTTTTCCCATCAAACTGCACCAAGTGGCACAACATTTCGTGCTGACCTACAGCTTGATGAAATTAATGTAAACGGTTCTACTTATACTTTTGAGACTACTGGCGATTTAACTGGTTGGCAGACAAGTACATCCTCTCAAAGTACTTACACCTCTGTCTCTTGGTCATCAGTTACCACAGGAACATCTGGAACACAGTGGCTTAGAGATTCAGGTGGTACAAGCTCTAGCGGTACTGGTCTTACTACAGGTGGTGATAACACTAGCTTTTACTTGTACACAGAAACTTCTGGGTCAAGTAACGGAGATTACTACTGGTTAAGAAGCCCTGAGATTACCTTAACCTCAAGTACACTAACTTTCTACGAAGCTCGTTACGGCCCTACAATAGGGGATTTTGATGTCTATGTAGATGTTACTATTGGAGATGATACCCTCAGTAGAACAGTCTCTGATAGTAATAACTCAGGGTCAGCTATAAATCTTAGTGGTTCTGCTACAGTATTTGCTACAGCACTAGCCGCAGATATAGCTCAACCATCAGACTATATGCCTCTTACAGGTGGTACGTTTACTGGAAACATAAGTCTTGGTAACTCGTCTATCACAGATGTAGAAACAATTACGGTTGACAACTATATTATGTCAACTGGTGATACCAACACCTACATACAGTTTCATGCATCAGACCAGTGGCGTGTAGTAACAGGTGGCACAGAGAGAATAGAGGCCAACAGTTCAGGTCTTAGGATCAACAGTAGTTGGTACTTACCTACATCAGGAGGTACAACAGGTCAGGTCTTAACCTCTAATGGCACAGGGGTTGCAACTTTTGCTGACGCTGGTGGAGGTTTAGATGAAACTACAGCTTCTACCTCAAGTACTACCCAGACAGCTATAGCTACATACTCAGCGACAACTTACGGTTCTGCTAAATTACTTGTTGTAGCCAAACGTGGAACAGAAAGACAAATATCTGAGTTTCTTATAGTACACGATGGTACAACTGCCGTAGCAACAGAATATGGTCAGGTATACACAGATGCATCCCTAGTTACTTTTGATGTAGATATATCTGGAGGTAATATTAGACTTCTAGCAACTGCCAATTCAGCTACTACAACAAACTACACAATCAAAGAGATATTAGTGGACGCTTGAGGTAACTAAATGATAGGCTTCTCCCCATTAGCCTCTAATCCTCTGGGCGATGATGGGGGCGGCGTAGTAAACGTAGAGCTTACGGCAGCTAATGTTGCCTCACAAGCTCCTTCGTTAGACAACGCCACACTAACACAAACACATGACTTAGGTGCAACTGGTTTTGACACTGGATCACCGTTACTACAGACTACAAGTCTTACTCAAAGTCATACACTAGCAAGCATTGCTCTTACATTCGGTACACCAGTCTTAGGTGGCCCAAGTATAACCCAAGAGCATGACTTAACATTCTCAGGTATACTTACAGGGACACCTGTCGTACCTCAAGCAAGTGTAGCAGAAGATGAAACCTTCTCTGCCCCTGTACTAGAGACTGGAAACCCTGACGTTGATACTGCAGGTCTAACACAAGACCACAACTTCAATGTCGTTAGCTTTATCACTGGCGTACCTGTCCCCCAGACTACCAGTGTTACACAAGACCACAGTCTAACTATTGCTAATATAGACTTTGGTTCACCTACACTAGGCTCTCCTGATTATGACGAAGAGTCTATACTAGCACCCGATAATCTCACTGCTCAACAGCCTACTCTAGGTAATCCTGCAGTATCTTCATCTTCTGTTCTTCAACCAGATGACATCATAACATTAATACCTGATGTCGAAGAACCAGTTGATCCTAACGCAATCATTGTCCAAGAAACTAAGGAAATAGAACAGATGTTTGGTGGTTGGCCTAGAAGAGCATACGAAGTCCCTGATGGACGACTGGTTCAGGCTGAACGTGAGATTGAGGCTACTTATGGAGATAGAGTTTCTATTGACCGTAAAGCTAAATCTCTTATCAAGTTTGGCCGTTCTGCAGAGTTAGGTACAACAGGTCTTGAGACTGTATGGACAGTAGGTGGAAATGAAGTTTACGTTAGTGATAATAGCATCTCTTTTATTTCCTCTTCTAATGCATCTGATACACAACAGATTACTGTAGAAGGTCACACAGTAGATGCTAACGGTGATTTTACTTTCGTAGTTCAAACTGTAACTCTTGAAGGTCAAACAACTGTAGCTCTAGATACAGACTTAGCCAGAGTTTCCAGAGCTTACAACAGTGATAGCACAGAACTTGTTGGTCGTGTGGTCGTATATGAGAACACTACAGTAGTTGGTGGTGTACCATCCGATGCAACTAAGATACACATTGATATTCCTTTAGGGTTTCAGCAATCATTTAAAGCTGCAACAACATTCAGCAACCAAGACTACTATCTTTGCACAGGTTTCTATGGGGCTGTTAGCGCAAAACAGTCTGGTGCAGTAGACTTTTATATAGAGATTAGGGATAAAGGTAAAGTGTTCTTACCTAAAGGCTCTTTTACAGCGTCCTCTACAGGTGGGGCAGCAGATATTAGCCTAGACCCTGCCATTCTGGTACCTAAGAACGCAGATATTCGTGTTAGATGTGAAACAGAAACAAACAACATTGTAGCTTTTGGTATCTTCAAAGGCTATCTCGCAAAGGTTCTTAACTAATGCCTAAAACAGCCCTCAAAAATAAGATGGAAGCCCACAACAAGAAGTCTAAGCATAAGGTAACTATGCGTATGCTAGAGGCTGTCTATGATCGTGGTGTTGGTGCATACCGTACAAACCCTGCTAGTGTCCGTCCTAACGTCAAATCACCTGAACAGTGGGCTATGGCTCGTGTCAACAGTTTCCTGCGTATCGTAAGTGGCTCTAAGTCTGCTAACCACGATAAAGACTTACTACCTTCGTCGCATCCATCGTCCTCCAAGAAGAAGATGCTAAAGGCACAATATGCTAACGATGTCTTCACAACAGAGATGGAAGCACGTAGTCGTTCTATGGACATGGGGTGTGGTGGAGCTATACACGTACATGAGGTCGAAGGACAGGCCGTTTATATGCCCTGTGGGAGCCACGAAGAGTATCTAGATTACTACCGTACCGAAGATGAGCAAGAAGACGCCTCAGTGGATCGCTTAGAGGCTCTCAGGGTCATTGTACAGGAAGTAATGAAAGAAGAATTTGCCAAGGCTGAATACCAAGGCGAAAAAGTAACTTTAAACAAGCCACGTAGATTGTCAGGTGGCAACAAAAAGTTTGAAGTCTTTGTGCAAGATGGCGACAAAGTAAAACGAGTTACCTTTGGTGATCCTAACATGGAAATCCGTAGGGATGACCCTAAAGCAAGAGCTAACTTCCGTAGTCGTCATTCGTGTGATACCAAGAAAGACAAGACGACAGCAGGTTACTGGTCTTGTCGTATGTGGGAAGGAGGCACTAGCGTGTCTGAACTAACAAAATCAGTCGAGGGTCAAATCCTCAAAGCTGACGAAGAACAACGCATGGTCTATGGCTGGGCATCAGTAGTAACCGAAAAGGGTGAACCTGTAGTTGACCGCCAAGGCGATGTGATAGAACCTGAAACACTTGTTAAAGCTGTAAATGGCTTTATGGAACATGTGCGTGTAGGTAAAGAGATGCATAAGGGGGATCAGATTGGAGCAGTAATCCATTCTATGCCAGTCACTAAAGAGATTGGTGAGTCCCTTGGCATACAGAGTGACCGTGAAGGTTGGATCGTAGCGTTTAAAGTATATAACGATGACGTTTGGGCCAAGGTCAAATCTGGTGAATTAGCGGCCTTCTCTATTGGGGGTCGTGCAATCAAGGAGGACTACAGTGCCTAATTTATTGAAACAGCTTGAACTGGATGAATTGTCCCTTGTGGATCGTCCTGCCAATGCACAGGCAATGGTCTCCTTGTTCAAGCGTGATGATTCCAATGGAGATAACATGGAACAAGAAGTAGACAAAATGTCAGATGACTTAAAAGCAAAACTGAAGCCATACATGGATAAAGGTATGTCTGAAGAAGATGCAATGAAAGCATATGAAATGGACATGAAGAAATCTGAAGAAGTAGAGATTGACGAGCTTGATATTGTTAAAGCTGAGAACGATACTCTTAAAACTCAGAACGAAGACCTTCGTAAGGCTCTTATCGACAACGGCTTTGTAATTAAAGCTGACTCAATCGAAAAGAAAGTTGAACCAGAGTACATTGAGTATGAAGGTGAGCAAATCAACAAAGCTGATGTACCTGCTGTAATTCTAAAAGCACTAGAAGAAGCAGAACTTGCAAAGGCCGATGCTGAACTAACAAAACGTGCAACTGAAGCACTACCACACTTTGCAACAGACGTTGCTAAATCTCTAGTCGCAGAGTTTGGTGAAGTAGAATCTATCATGGAATCACTAAAAGCTGCAGACGCAACTTTCGCTGAGACTATGGAAGAAGTTGGTAAATCAGACGCAGATGGCGAATTTGCTACTGCTACTGATAAACTAGAGACCCTTGTTAAGTCTTACATGGACGACAACAAAATGAAGAAGAGTGACTACGCAAAAGCATACGCTGCCGTAGCTAAAACCGACGAAGGTAAAGCTCTTATTAACAAAAGCTATAAAGGGGAATAATTATGGCTGTAATGCAATCCCGTGACACACGGACATTCATTGCTGGCGAAGACCTATCGTCGGCGCAATTCAAATTCGTAACACTAGAATCAGATGGTCAAGTTGACCTAGCTGACTCCGCAGGTGAGAACTGCATCGGTGTTTTGATTAACGACCCAGCGGCTGCAGAAGCAGCGACTGTTGTTATGTCTGGTAAAGTAATGGTAACTGCTGGCGGTACAATCGCTGCAGGTGCTGCTGTTGCTACAGACGCTTCAGGTGACGCTGTAACAGCTTCCACAGGTAACATCGTAATGGGTTACGCAACTGAGGCAGGTGTTGATGGTCAAATCATCGCTATCGAACTCATCCAAGGCGGCAACGCTGCGGCGTAATCAGCAATAGGAAGGATATAGAAAATGCCATTGCTAACACCAAATTCGGTACATATTGATCAGCCGTTAACAAACCTGACCATTGCTTATGTACAAGACCAAACAAACTTCATCGCTGACAAGGTTTTCCCTGTTATCGGTGTAGACAAACAGTCAGACAAATACTACATCTATGACCGTGACAACATGAACCGTACAGGTGATGTTAAGGCTCTTGCTCCACGCACAGAAGTCAACCGCATCGGTATGTCATTGTCAACAGATAGCTTCTATGCAGACGTATACGGTCTAGGTATGGACTTCGATCAGCAAACACTTGCTAACGAAGATGCTGCTCTAGACATTCGTGCTGCTGGCGCACAAACTCTGACAAACCGCCTATTGATCCACCGTGAAGAGCAGTTTGCAACAAACTTCTTCGCAGCTTCAATCTGGGGTTCAGAATCAACACCATCAAACTTGTGGTCAGACTACACAAATGGTACACCAATCGCAGACGTAACAACTGCTCGTCGTACTATGCAGCTTAAGTCTGGTGGCTTCAAGCCAAACACAATGGTTGTCGGTAAAGAGGTGCGTGACATCTTGATTAACCACCCAGACATCCTAGCACGTTTGAACGGTGGTGCAACTGTATCAAACACTGCATTGATCACCAACGCTAAGTTGGCTGAAATCTTTGAAGTAGAAAACTTCTACGTCATGGAAGCAGTGAAAAACACATCTGTAGAAGGTGTTGCAGAAAGCAATGCGTTCATCGGTGGTAAACATGCTCTATTGGTACACGGCCCAGCGGCAGGTGGACTAATGACACCAATGGCTGGTGCAACATTTGCATGGAACAACCTATCAGGTGTCAACAACTTGGGCGTAACTGTAGAGTCATTCTCTGACGATGCACTTAAGCGTCAACAAGTTGCAGAACACATCCAAGTTAAAATGTCATACGACATGAAAGTCACAGGCGCAGACTTGGGTTACTTCTTTGACACAGTTGTTGCGTAAGATAAAACTCTGGTGGGGGCGTAAGTCCCCATCAAACCCGACTATAAATAACGAGGAAGAAGAGATGGCCCGAAGACCAATGCCCTTCCAGTTTGACCGTCCTGTATTTGTCCGTATTCCCTTTGATGGGCATAAGAGACACTTTGAAGCAGGTGACGAGTTCAAGTGGAAAGAGTTAGGTGTAGACGAAATTCGTGTAGAGATACTCTATAACAAAGGTTGGTTGCACCATAATTCTGAATTAGAAGTAAAGACAAAAGTCGGTGATGGACTAGAAGAACTAGATGTTGCAGGACTACATGATGTTGTAGACGCAATCAATGCCAAAGTTAAAGCTAAGTCCCAATCACAAGCAGACTTTGATAAGAAAAAATGTAAGAAGTCCAAGATTGCTGATAAACAACGTGGGCTTATTCGTAGTTGGCGTAGAACTTACGGACACTTGGAGAACTAATCATGGCTT